TTAAAATTCTTCGTTTTCCATGTGGTCTACAATTTCCCTTTGTGCTGAAGGATAAAGGTGACTGTATGTGTTTAAAGTTTCTGCCACGTTTTTGTGACCTAGCCTCTGAGCAATGATGAGCGGGTTGCTTTTTTTATGGATTAAATAAGATGCATGGGAATGTCTGAATTCATGAATCAGAATTCTTTTAACACCAGACAGTTTTATGTATTTTTCATACCGTCTATCTATGGTGCTGGTTGCAATGCTGTCATAGAATGAACCAAAAACTCGATAATCTGGTTTGACTGGCGCTGTTTCCTCCGCGCTTTTTTTTATGTCCTTTAATAAGTCCATGACTTTTTGAGGCATCATAATTATTCTGATAGATGATTTTGTTTTAGGCTTGGTAACCTCCCGGTTATATTCTGTTTTATTTATGTCGATCAAATTGTTTTCAAAATCGACGTCGGCCCAGTTCAATGCCAACAATTCACCTTTTCGCGCCCCGCTGAAATATAAAGTCGAGAAAAAGGCTTTATATAAATTGTCGTCAACTACAGAAATAAACCTTTTAAATTCATCGAATTCCCAATAATTAAACCGTTTGTTTACTTCCATTTCAAAATTCCCGGCAACCTTTGCGGGGTTGTTTTTTGTATTATGGAACTTAATCGAGAAATTGAATACCGCCGAAAGTGTTGAATGAATCTTTTTTAGAAAGTCCGGGGAATATAAATCAATAATTTTGTTTTGATATAGCATTACTTTTTTAGGTGTGATTGATTCGATTTTAGTATTTCCAAACTCTTTGATCAGGTGATTGAATAAAATGTTCTTGATTACGTTGATGGATGATGTTTTTCGTCTCGCTTTGTACCATGTGAAATATGTTTCAGCAGCTTCTGAAAATGTAATTGATGAACCCTGTTCTTCATAGCTTACCAACATTTTTCTTTCTGCATCTTTTGCTGCCTTTTTTGTTTTAAAACCACGCCGTTTCACTTGTTTAAGAGATCCATCATTCTGAGGTACACGGCATACAAAATAAAACGTCTTCTTATTTTCTTCTGGATAAACAGGCATACGTTCCCTCCTTACCGTAGGACAAATGAACTCAGTTTTACTTTATAAGATAGCATGTGATCCTTTCTTTGAAAAGAATATGAGGTGAAATATCATGTTAAAAAGGTATGAATACTTATACTTTTAATTACATATATGGTATAATTAAGTATTGAAAGAATTTTTTTCTTTAGAAATATTGCAAAATTCTAAATTTTATCGCCACCGTTCGACAAAATTCTCTTTGTGATTATGTTAAATTTGAGTTGAAAAGGTGATCATATGGGAACAATTGCAGCCAGAGATATAAGAGTTCATCTAAAAGAAATGATTAAATCATCCGACGAAAAGCAAAATCTGATAGCTACTAAAATCGGGATAAGCGAAGGATATTTGAGTAAATTTCTCAGTGGAAAAGAAATAAACTTTTGGATGGTTCGAGAGATCGTAAAGTATCTTGACCCAGAGAATGAAACCGAATTGATGGAACGGCATTGTTTAAGCGGAGTGAAGAAGAAGAATTATGCTTCTGCTTTAGAATATTGTTATGCAAAACGGCTTTTTTCGGTCGTTGAATCGTTGATTAAAAATCAGATAGCCCGAGATGGAAAATCTGACTTATGGTCAAAAATCTATAGATTCATCCTTGATTTTCGATTATCTGATGGAAATATAGAGTACATTGAAAACCTTAAAGAACTAAAATCAAATTCGGATGAAACAAAGGTGTTACTATATATCTTAGAGATGTACGGTAATTTTTATAATGGCAGGTTTGAGATAACTCTATATCAAATAGAATCTATTAAAATCTTGATTTCTGAGTTGAGTGATCCATTCTTAAAAATGGCTTATTCGGCCCGCGTTGAAGAAGTTTTAGTTAATATCTATTTGAAACAGAAAAACAATGTTAATAAGGCGAGGGAAGTAGCTCACTCGCTTTTGGAAAAGAATCTTAGTGTCAATCTAAATATGACAGCGTTATACATATTGGCTTTATCCTATGTATATGAATCCTATTCTGCATCCTATCACTACTACATGGAAGTCATAACGTTACTCAGGAAATTCCCTGACAGAGAAGACGAATTGATACAGAATAAAGAAGAAATAGCAATACTCCAGCGTTACTGGGACAAAGAAATATCAGAAGATTTTTGTGTCACTGAATTTGCAAAAGCATTGGCAGAAAAGAAAGTCCTCAATAAATTTTATAAACATGAGACATACAAAAAATACGCTTTATTGTTTGATGGTAAGAAAGAGGAATCTTCAGAGAAATTACTGTTATCTCTTTATTTTTTTTCACAGCAACAAGACCAATTCAGGGCAACACTTCCAAAAATACACTTGATAAAATTAGGTTTTAATTTTAATATGTAGTATCAGGAGGTGTTGCAAATGAGAAAAATGCTATTAACTCTATCCCTAGTGTTCGGTATACTGGCTCTTTCTTATACCAATGTGAGTTTTACTCATACAGCAAAAGGCGAATTTCAAACTGCCGAGATTAGAGTAGGAGCATAAATCATTGCCACCTGAAAAGTATATAATCTTTTAAAAAAAGACGCTGCCGTAACGGGCAACGTCTTTCGTACTTTTCGGGGATATTTCCTGTTTTCAAAAAAAACGAAAACAGGAAATTCTTGAAAAAGTGTTTATTTTGAAATTGATATTAAATATAATGGGAACAAGCGTTCTTTTTGAAAGGGGAAACATCATGCACATTTCATATGAAAACATCATCGGGAATTTGAAAAAGGAAATTGAAAAGGAGAAAAATGCAGACACAAAAAAACTGAAAGTTGGTTAATCTAGGTCTTTCAAATGCCGTTCTTTTAATTCCCTTAATTCTTTCAAATAGTTTATAACCATTTGTAATTCTTCTTCTGTAATCTTGCTTCCGTTATCATGAACAATATTTAACTTTTTAAGGTCATCTATCGTGATACTCTTTTGAGCGAGAAGTTGCTTTTCAGGTTCTGAGTATTTTTTCAAACTCTCTTCATCAAAAAACAAGTATGATTTATGAACGCCTAAATAATCAGCGATATTTTCTATAACCTGCATTGATGGTTGTTGTATATTTCTTTCAATGCGCGAAAGATAACTTTGCGTAATTCCTATTGAAGCAGCCATTTCTTCTATGGTTCTCTTCTTCTCTTTTCTAAGGCGACGTATAGCTTCCCCTAATTTTAGATTTTCCATAACAAACACCCGCTTTTTTTAAAAATAACCCTCTTACCTATAGGTAATTATATCACAGGGTATTCCTCACAAGAAATTTTTTTTGGAAAACTCTTGTATAAAAAATCCCTCTGTGGTAACCTAAAAATATACCTGACAGGAATTAAAAAGGGTGTGATTGAAATATTTCGTCTTAATGAATTTGGACAAATGATTAAGGAATTAAGAAAAAAACGTAAAATGACACAAAATGATTTTGCTCAATTACTTGGATTTACTGCTTCTTATATCTCTCGTATAGAGAGCGGGAAAGCAAATCCAACGTTAAAGGCTATTGAACAAATGGAAGAAAAGTTACGTATAAGAATTTTTTTTGAGTATCAATAGTCCTGTCAGGTATATTTTAGGGGGGAGGTAATAATTTTGTATCTGAATCTTTTTATCGCTCGCAAAGAAAAACGAAAATCGCAAAATGATGTAGCTCAATATCTAAACATTAACAAGCAGACTTATTACCTGAAAGAAAAGGGAGTAAGTGATTTTACAATCACAGAAGGTCAAAAATTAGCTGTTTACTTTGGCCGTACCTTGGATGAGTTATTTCAAAAATCATAAGTGGGGAGGATATTAATTTATGGAACAACTTCTTAATGTTAGTCTGTCTATTCCCATTCCAGCTGATAAAGTCCTTATCAGCAAAGTAGAACTGCAAGAACTAAGGGATCAATCACTATCGGGGGTTTATTGGAACATGAAAGACCTTGAAAAAAAGATAGGACGTAAAAGCGAATGGATCAAGGAAAACATTTTATATCCAAGTCGTTTCCGATGCTTTTTAGATTCCGCAAATGGAGGTTTTGTTTTTTATCCACAGACTAAGGGGCAAAGCTGGAGCTTTCAGGCACCTAAAATGGCTGCCTTTTTAGATAAACACTTTGCTGAGATTTTCAACAAATAACGGAAAGGAGAATACATGTGTTTTTAGAAAGCCGCGTCCGGCTGCATAATCAAATTCACGTAATTATAAGCGAGTCTGTTAATACTCACGAAAAGGCAATTGCCGAACTAAAAGCTCAAGGCGGCACCTGCCTGTCTGATCAATGTCAGCAAAACACCCTCGGCTCTGTAATCGTAAACGGCAAACGGTCTGTATGGTCTTTGACGAAGGCAGAGACCGCAACGCAAGGAGGGAGAAACAATGGCTAAATATCGCCACGTAAGAACCGAATTTTGGCAAGATCCGAAAGTGCTTGAGGAAATGACACCAGAAGATAGGTACTTTTATCTGTATCTATTGACGAATCCATTCACCTCACAAATAGGCATTTACTCGATCACCAAGAAGCAAATGGCTTTTGATATTGGACACTCTATTGAGTCCATAAACAGCCTTATGGATCGGTTTCAGCATCATCATCATTTGGTCGAATACAATCCGGGTACCCGAGAAATTGCCATTTTAAAATGGGGGCGTTACAACCTCAATAAAGCCGGGAAGCCTATGCTGGATTGCATAGAAAAAGAGTTACGAGAGGTAAAGGATCGTTCACTAATCGAATTGGTTTATCCGCATATACCGAACGAGTCTATCAGGGAACTGTTTTCACGATACGTTGACGATACGTGTCACGATACGTCGACGTCAAGGGGACAAAAAGAAAAAGAAAAAGAAAAAGAAAAAGAAAAGAATATATATGTCCCCAAATTGAAATTTGAGGACATCCACATGAATTTGGCAAAGCTCTTATTTTCTCTTATTCAGCGGAACAACCCAAAAGCGAAGGTCCCTAACCTTGACAAATGGGCTAATCGTTTTCGCTTGATGATGGAGAACAGAGAGCAGCCGCGAACATACGAAGAAATTAAAGACATGATCATATGGACGCAAAACCATGACTTTTGGTTTGCGAATATCTTATCAGCTGATAAGCTCAATCAAAAATTCGATGACCTTACTATGCAAATGAAACGCGAACGGGGGAATGGACCACATGGAGGACTTCACAAAGGAGCAGGCAGCAGCAGTAGAGGGCGAAATATCTCGCAGGATGATATTCCATACTGACAAGCACGGCAACCCCATTTACTGTGACAAACACACTCGAATAATAGGCGGAGAAGAAAAACCGTATCCAGTTCAGCTCATGAAACTTTGGAACGGCTCTGTAAAGTGTCCTATGTGCGAAAGGGAGCAACGCAATAAGGAGATTGAGCAAGAAGCTGAGGTTTGGCGCCGCCAGGTAGAGAGAAGGGTTCTTTCTACACACTCACTCATTGCCGATCCAACTCTGGAAAAGGCAACGTTTGAAACATATCACTGTTACAACCAGGAGGATGAACAGAACAAACGCCGGATGCTTGAACTGGTTGATCAGATCAAAGCGGGTGTAATCATGAACATATTTATAACCGGTGTGTCCAATGCCGGCAAAAGTCATCTGGCAATATCAGCACTTAAAGAACTGAACAAAAAGAGTCAAGAAGCATATGCAAAATCAGCTCTTTTTGTTAATAGTGACGCACTCATGCGGCGCATAAAAAATTCTTTCAACGATGATTCTGAAAAACTTACGGAGTCCAAGGCGATCGAACTGCTCACACGAGTCGATTATCTTGTCATCGACGACTTGGGGAGTGAAGTGGGCGACACAGATAACGAGAAAAGGACAGCCCCTGATTTCATTCAGAGGGTCTGGTATGGGATCTCTACTGGAAGGCAAGGCAAGGTGACGATTGTAACAACAAACCTCACAGGATTGGCTTTAGCAAAGCTTTATGACAAAAAGACCGTCAACCGCCTTACGGCCCATCTTGAAAAAATTGAGTTTGAAGAGGCGCAAAAAGGCAAAGGCCGCAAGACACCGGCTTCACTGGTTTAAGGAGGTGAAAACAGTTGATACAAGCAATCATGCCCGGCGTGCTGCAGATCGTCCCTGAACGCAAATTAACGGATGACCAGCGCAAAAAAGAAATAGACGAGCTTATCAAGGTTCTTGATCAAAAAATAGCAGACTATCAGAACTTTAGGGGGAATGCAGTGTGAAACACGGGAAGCGCCCGACGCGCGCACAGAAAAATGTCATTAAGGCAAACGGCTTAAACCCGAATAACTGGCTTGTAAGCAAAAATCTGCAGCATGAACACCGTCTTATTATCGTCCATCGGAATACAGGAACGGTCCGGAGGTGTTGGGCATGAGTCAGGCGGTCAATGCTGAACCGTTCGAACTGGCTTTGGAGGATATGAATTATGAATGGTCAATGGTCCAGCTAAAAAAGGTCGTTCAATACTGGCATGATGGGAAATCAATTCTTGATATGTCGGAATTATTAAACAGAGATTCGGATGAAATCATTTTGCTGGTCATGGACTTTGCAAGAAAAAACATCCTGCCCGCCCGTAAAAACGGCTTACGCGCTAACAAAAGAATTAGAATATCCGAGAAAACGATGAAAGATAAAATGTACCGACTACGCTATTTGTTTGAAGAAAGCCCGGTGTATATCCCTTTTCAGGAGCTAAACTTCATGTTTTATGACAGTGAAATCAGGCGTTTCCGGGAGCTATGGGAGGCAGATGAGTCTTATCTCAACATAGCAAAAGAGCTGAAACGGAATGAAGATGAAACGTTATTCCTTATCATCGACCAAGCAAAAAGAGACCTCATTGAGCCTCGGGAATCCGGCTTGCTCGGAAAGGAAGCGTCAGAAGATGAACGCAACAAGCAAAAGCTTCCGTTTTGAAAAAGCAACGGTCCAGCAACTTATGGTCATCGTGCGTTATGAAGACTGCGCCCCGGAGGTACGGAACGCGGCTTTACAAATGCTGATTATGAAGGGAGTGGCAGACGTTTGGGACAGGCAGAACGAAAGCATTTAATGGAATGGCTATTGCTTATCGGCTCTTATGGCAGAGATTTTTTAAACCGCCAGACAGATGAAGAGCTTGAGCGCTTATATAATCTTCAAATCAAAGGCATGAATAAAGAATAGGAGGACAGCACCATGACAGAAAACAAAAACTTGCGTCGGCACGGAGAAGTTACAACACGGGTGATGAGCGAAGAGGAACGCGTTGAGTATATAAAAAAACACCCAATCATTCCGACGGAAAAACCAAAGGTTGGCATACAGCTATTCCCGTCAAACTATTGGATGTAAGGACGGCCGCTAAAGCAACCGCCACCGTATGGTAAATAAAACCTAGACACTTTTATTATACCATACGGAGGCTTTGAACATGCAGCCAAAACATATATCACTCAATCAAAATACAAGTGTTTCTCAATTTATTGAGCCGGGGAAGGTGTCTGTCATCGTGTTAGACGGCAACCAAAACGCCGCATATGTCGTTGAGGCACCGGAACACGGTAAAACAATCATTCAAACAGTAAAAGGCGGTCTGGCTCGTTGTGATTACGAGATCGGCCATAAATTCAATTAGCAGGGGTTTTCCCCTGCGGGGGAGGAACGGAAAATGTATCGAAACGAAATTGCCCGCAAGTGTGAACGCTGCGGAAAAATATATTATTCAGCTCATTGGGTTGTATGTAAAACATGTCTTTTAGACCGGGAGGCCTGGGCATGAAAGAATTCAAAATCAATTTGTCAAAAGGTGAGGTTTTATATACCGGCTCTTACATTTGCACCCTTTCAAAAACGCCAGCCAGTACACCGGAGCAAATCTCTTTGGAAGCAGCAGCCGAAAAGCTCGCGGAAGAGTTAATCATGCAGCAGGCTATGAATCGGGAGCATCAGCGGCAGCAGGAAATCGCGGTCAATCAGTTTCGGCAGGCTCAAGAAGAGATTAAGCGGCTTACAAAAGAGAACGAAGAACTAAAAATAAAGGTCGAGGAACAGAAAGAAGAAAGCGGAATGAATGATACTTATATGGTATATGACACGCAAAGCGAAGATGTACAATTCCACGGCACAATGAAAAGCGCGGGAAAAGATTTTGAGTGCGCTATGGATGAATTAGATAACGGGGAAACAGCTTATATTTTTAAAGTGATCAAAGAGTTTACACCGAAGGGGGAAGTAGAATGATGCCTTTACAAGTAGTTCTCCAGCGGAACGTGAAGGCCACGAAGGACGAAGCAATGACCGTCGAGCAGGCAGCCGAGCTTTTAAAGGTCCACCCGGACTACATCCCAACGCTTGTCGCTCGGTCTGACGATCTGAAAATGATCGGCGATACCATTATCGCTAAACGGGATAAAACAAATATCTGGCTGGTCGGGGCATGCGTGGGGCTCATCTTCTTCACTATCTCCGTGTTGCCGAATTTGATCGGAGGTTAAGGGATGGCGCGCTCACCGTTAATCTGGTTTGGCGGCAAAGGTCGATACGCCGATCACATCATAAATAAAATGCCCGGCCATAAGGTGTACGTCGAGCCTTTCGGCGGCGCGGCTCATGTCATAGCGAATAAGCCGCAAATGGGACATGAAGTGTATAACGACATTGACGGCCATGTGGTGAATTTCTTGATGCAAGTCAGAAAGGATCCGCAGGCCATGCAGCAGGCTTGCGAATCCATTCCGTACAGCCGGGCGCTCTATGAGAAATGGAAAACTGAAGATTACCCGCAAAATGATTTTGACCGGGCTGTCAGATGGTTTTATATGAATCGCTCCGGCATTAGTAAGGGGAACGCGGAGGAAGTACCGCAGACAGGCTGGAGGCATAGCACACAAAGCGGGCAGAACCCTGCTGGCGGATACATAAGCGCCTGCGCTGCCTTCGAGTCTTTCGCCAACCGCATGAAGGGCGTCATGATCGAATGTAAGGATTTTCGCAACATCATTGAGAAATACGATAGCCCGGATACTCTGTTTTATGTGGATCCGCCATATGTTGGGCGCGAGCGGTTTTATGCTGGCGGCTTTACTGAAGAGGACCACCGGGAACTGGCCCGGCTGCTTAATCAGGTCAAAGGAAAAGTGGTTCTTTCTTATTACGATGATCCTTTGATACTCGAGATCTATCCGAACTGGGAGTCAGAAACCTTTTCTGCATACAAACAGGTTGTCGGCGGATCCGGAAAAAGCCGCGGAGCTGAAGAATTATTGCTGTTCAACTATAAGATCACTCAACTCAGCTTGTTTGATTCGGTGGTCCGGTCATGATCGAATACCATTGCCCGGACTGCGATTACACCTAGACTGATATAAAATCAGCCCGAAGGCGTTTTTAAGATAGAAAAAGCAACCTAAAATAAGATTGCTTTTTCTAGACATTAATTGTAAACATTACCAGCGAAGTTCACAGGGTAACTACCAAGATTGGTAACCCTAACATAATAGCTATCTGTAACTTTTATATTAGAGCTGGTAAAGGATAAAGTAGGCCAAGTACGTCCATCATTTGCTTTAACTTCACCATAATAACTGACTTGAGACACAGTTGTACCTGTAGATGCATTTTTTAGTTCGTACTTAAGATAAGCAGCTGCGTTTGCCCTTTCGGATTCTTGCCACCCTTTATAATTTGTTCCAGTGTTATTTGAGAGGGTAAACACTTTTGAGTCTATATAATCTTTGCTTGAACCATTAGCTTCTAGTCTGCCACCTACATATACAACACTTGCAGTTATTGATGCTTTTCCATTTGTGGTGAAAATAGAACTCACTTGTGGTGTGTTTGTAAGTGGTGCGATTTGTTCTTTACTGTCTAAATTTGCGGCACTTGCAATTGAGCCTGATCCTAAAATTGCTGAAGTTAATAATGTAGTCGTTACTAACTTTTTAAAATTCATTATCAACACTCCCTTAGTTTTTTTGATACACCTAAAGAATTCGTCCTAGATTAAAAATAACCTTGTAAATAAGTGTTAATAATTTATGAACAAAGAAAGGCCGTGTAAAAGGTCAGTTTAACGAAAGGGGAACAATAATGAAAAAACTATTTGAATCAATCATCCTATCAGCAGTATTACTTACGGGAGCGGCGGCCGTTGCGCCGTCTGCTTCCGCGGAATGGTCCGGCTGGCAAAATGAATCCGGGTACAGCGGCCGGGTGTTTACGGATGCTGCGACATACACGACCGGCGCCTCAACGGTCGACTGGAAAGCCGAGAAAAAAGGAGCAGAAACACTTTATTACACGGCCGGCGTATACAAGAAACGCAGCGGCGGCGGGCTGACTGATACGAATTTAGTACAGCGGGGCAGCTTCAAAACGGCAACGCCTCTGAAATCATTCAACGTGAAAACGATCTGGAATAAGACCGGAAAGGGAACCTATGTCATCCAGCTTGACTGCTATTCTGATTCCGGTAAGCGGAACTACATTGGAACATCTGAATCAGCAAAATTTTACGTGAAGTAATCAAAAATCAATATGTCCAAGACGGAGAGCCTGCGGACACTGATCATTGCACAGAATCACTGTGCTCTGGTTGGTGTCCGTTTTTTATTTGAACGGAGGGACGGTATGAAGAAGAGGAAGGAAAAGCCCAATAAAAACGCTCAGGAGCAATCAGAGCGCTTTTGGCGGCAAATGATGGGGCAAGACAGGCAAACACTAAAAAGAGGCAAAGGTGGGGCGTTAAAGCGTAAATAAGAGGGGGATCATTGTGAGAGATTTACTTTTCAGCTATAAAAGTACACTAAAACAAACAAAAGCAATGTATAAGCCACTTGCGGAAGCAAATGAAAGCGACCTTCCTGTTGCTGGTATAAGAGATAAAAAGAATCTCAGAAATATGATTTCTGATCTCGAATGGACAATCGACTGGCTTGAAAGTGGGAGGCAACCCGGGTCACGTCGCTCAATAGATCGCAGAGCCTCATATCAAAGGACTATGTTCATTGATCCTAAGATAATGGAAGTCTTCTCAAATGATTTTTCTATTCTGCCAGAGCAAACCGGATCAGTTACGGAGGAAGAGCAGAAAATAATTAATGATTGTCTCGGCAAACTTACGAATCGCGAAAAGGAAATTTTTCTTTTGCATATTGTAGAAGGTTTTTCTTATGAACGTATTAGCGCACTGCTCGGTATTGCAAAAGGAACTGTTCAAACAACAATTAACCGTTCACGAATGAAGATTGCAAGATACATTAATTCAAATATTAAAGGTGCACAGGGGGGAAAGAAATGAATCAATTGACATTAAATATTCCTCAAATTGACGAAGAAGCAACGAGAATGAAAGCAGAAAAGCTGCTCGAACAATATCGGATGTACTTGCTACAAGTGCCGGAGGATTTTTTGCCGAAAGTGACCGCAACATATAGCCTTGTCCCTCCCAGCTTTTCGAATGAATTTCATTCATCCACCGAAGACGCAGCATTAAAACGCATGGATTGGGAGATTGAAAGGGACCGGTTTTTAAAGAGAATACAAAGAGCGGTTAACCGGCTTTCTCAAAAAGAGCGGCAAATACTTGTCATGCTCTACATGCAGAATGAAGAGATGTATGATTATGAAGTCTATGGAGAAATGAGAATCAGCCAGCGCAGTTACTACCGGACGAAAGCAAAAGCATTTTACCGGTTGGCATTTGCTCTTCGCGTGGAAGTCTATAAGGACGGGGGCGCGCCGGAATGAATTTTGTTCAGCCGATAAGAGATCCGGAATGCATTTTCTATATCAAACGGTTTCTAAAAAAACAGAGTGAGCGGAATCACATGCTATTTGTCACCGGGATAAACTCAGGGCTTCGCATATCAGATATACTGGAACTGAGGGTAAGGGACGCCAAGCGGCCGTATTTCAATCTTATAGAGAAGAAAACCAAAAAGAAAAAGAGAATTGACATGACGCCGGTTCTTCAAAGGGAATTAAAAGCATATATTGAGGGGAAGGAAGATCATGAATATCTTTTCAAAAGCCGCGAAGGGATCAACAAGCCCATTTCCCGGTCGATGGCTTATAAGATTCTGAGGGCTGCTGCTGAGTATGTCAATTTAGATGATATAGGCACGCACACGCTGAGGAAAACATTCGGGTACCATTTTTACAAGCAAACAAAAGACGTTGCCATGCTGCAGGAGATTTTTAATCACTCAGATCAGCGGACAACCCTTCGATACATTGGAATCAATCAGGATGCCATGAACAACGCCATGAAGAAATTCAAGATATAACAGGCTCATCTCATAAACAAGATGAGTCTTTTTTTGCATATTTTTATTGATTCTCTTCAAAAAGCAAACGTGGAATTCATTTTAGGGATATTGTTTGAAAACACGGATGGCAAGGGCTGACGGCACTTCTGGCAGTTGCACAGTATATAACATATGGGTAATTCGTGGATAATGTGGATAAATGGAAAAATATGAGCTATTATGTCATTAGAAAGGGGAGAATTATATGTCACTCGATATTGAAAGAGTTTTGGGAGAATTAGAGGAAGATGAAAAGGAAATTCGCAAAAATATAAAAACTGTTAATTTTTTGCGAGAAAAACAAGTAGAAGCTGTTGAAAATCTTTTAAAAGAGTATGACAAAATAATGTTATGGTACGTGAATAAACAAATAGCTTTTACTCATCCAAACCTAAGAGGGAAGGCGTTTAGTCATATAGGCGGTCCGATAGTTGGTTATGATGAGCAAGAAGAGAAGCTATTTATTTATAATTATCACCATAAAAGATTTGAAGCGGTGAACATTCATAAAAGATCAGACGCTAAAACTAAGAATATGCGTATTCTAATTGACCAAGGTTACTTCAATGATATTGTTGCGGGTATAAAGCACACACTATTTCACCAAAAAGAAGTTCTAAAAGCACAAAAAAATCTGATAGATACATTAGAAGCCCAATTAAACAATTGTTAATTTTGGCACACTTATGGCAGAATAACGGCACACCATTTTGTTTTAGATAAGGTATTATGGTAATAGGTAATAAACAGGCAGGCGCTTTCCCAATCGGGAGGGCGCTTTTTCTATTGGAGGGATAATATGAGCGGCATTGGAAAACCGTCTTTCGAAGAAGTAAAACAATGGGTAATGCTTGATCCATGTGGAAACGGAATAATGTCTATGTCTATCTTGCAACGGTGGTTCAGAATCGGTTATGTGAATGCTGCAACACTTATGGAGCGGTTGGAAGAGGAAGGTATTGTTTCTCCGTGGGATGGTTCTAAACCGAGAACAATATTAAAACAAGATTAATCACTAATAGAAACATGTACTAAATATTCATTATAAAGATTAGCGCCGTCTAATAAGGGGGCGCTTTTTATATTCTCTGTAAACTGCGTCCGGTAAATCTCAAGATAGACAATCGGCGGTTAACGGCTTGAGTGCGGGGGCAGTTTAGAAAGAATATGAAGGAGGATGAACAGACTTGAGAATTCCAGTTGTTAAAACGGATGTACCTCTTGATAGAGGAGCAAAAGAGAAATTGCGCATGGAAATTGAAAAGGCAGTTAAAACAGGCATCGTAATTCTTGATGGAGGGTTAGACATTGCAATGATTGAAGTTGAAGACTCCAACATTGTTAATGAAACGTTTATAGAAGCGAAGACTTTCTCTCCCGCTCAAGGCGAGACAGAAGCTGTTGAATATATTGGCGGGCCGATAATTGGCAGTTGTGTCTCGGAAGGAGTGCTAAATCACAAAGAACCAGAACCTTTAAAGACATCGAAAGCAACGCCTTTGCTACAGATTGAGCTTGATGACATTACTTCCGTTCCGCGTGTTTTATATAAAGGCGAAGAAATAAAGAATAAAGTCCGTGTAGATTTCTCTTATCTTACTGGGGATGAGTATGGGATCAAACCGATTTATATTGACATTGTTGCTCATAGAGAAGATGGATCAGTAAGACCAATTAGCCATAACCTAGGTGCAATAAGCATAAATGAAAAAAGGCTCAAGTGATGTTTTCTTTCTATTAAATCATTGAGGAGGAATAACAATGAATGTAAAGGTTACAAAGGATAAGGCTTCATGCCTCTGAAGCCTCTAAGGATATGCGCTACTCGCGGATGCTCCAGTCTCACCCGTGACCGGTACTGTGATACACACAAGACACAACAACAAGAAGAAACAAAACATTACAACAAACATTCAAGAAACAAAACAATAACAAGTTTTTATAAATCAACTGAATGGAAACGAACAAGACAACTTGCTTTGATAAGAGACAATTATCTCTGTCAGCATTGTTTGAGAGATCATTGCTTCACTCCGGCTGACATGGTGCATCACATCGTGGAAGTAAAGAAAGATTGGTCGAAACGATTGGACATAAAGAACCTTGAAAGCTTGTGTAACGCCTGTCACAACAAGGCTCACGGCAGTAAGGGCAAGTGACCCTCCCCCCCTAACAAATCTCTGGAAGGGAAACGAACGGAGAACGGCGATCCCCCTTCTGCAAACAAACACCGCTTTTCAAAGTTCCGGAAACAGCAGAAAGCCCCCTCAGCAAATTTGCCGAGAGGGCTTGGTACGACTGGTTTTGTTGTTGATTTCATCATATCACGATTGGTGAAAAAAACAAGTGAAAAATGCAATTTTTTTGACATGAAATGAGGTGAGAACATGCCGAGGCCTGCAAAATCCGCGACGCTTCAATTGATACAGGGCAACCCAAATAAAAAGAATACGGAAGAGCTGGCCGCCCGGGCTGAGCACGAGAAAAAGCTGAAAATGCGATCCGATAATATAAAACCGCCTACGTGGTTGGATAAAGTCGGAAAAAAAGAATTCAAACGAGTTGCTGCTTTACTGGCTGAGGTCGAGATCATCACGGAAGCGGACATCAGCATGTTGGCCGCCTACTGCAACGCCTACTCTCAGTATATATCTATATCAAAAGTGATTGAAGAAGACGGGATTATGGTCCATACAGAAGGCGAGGATGAAGAGGGAAATCCTATCAAGTTAATAGGGGAAGAACATCCTTTATTAAAGCGGCAAAAAAACTATTATGATCAGATGAAATCGGCTGCTAATGACTTCGGCCTGACTCCGTCTGCCCGGGCTAAGCTTGCTATCACTCGTACACAGGAAGAACGGGAGAAAACAGCTGCAGAAAAGGAGTTTAAAAATGTATGAATACAATCAAACAATTTCTACTTGATTACTCACGCGATGTGATATCGGGTGAGATTGTGGCATGCGAAAAACACATATGGGCTTGCCAGCGTTTTTTAAATGATGTGAGTAGGGAAGGCACAAGGGAATTCCCATATGTGTTTGATGACGAAAAAGCTCGTCGGTTCCTTTACTGGATGACACAATTTAAACATACGAAAGGGCCATTACAGGGTGAAAATATTGTTCCTGAACCTATTCAGATTTTCATCTTTGGTAATGTGTACGGATGGGTGCATAAGGATACCGGCTACCGCCGATTTAAAAAGGTATATTGGCAGGTCGGCCGTAAAAACACCAAAACCCAGAGCCTGGCCTGTGTTGGTTCCTATGAGACAATGGCCAACGATGAGTATATGTCCGAGGTATACATTGGGGCTACAAAAACTGAACAAGCAAAAATCTGTTGGAATGAAATTAAGGCGCAGATCATGCAAAGCGACCTTTTGAACAAGCCAGAAAAAAAATATCGGATTGCATATGGGAAAATTGAGCACCCCAAAACACAGTCGAAAATTGAGGCGCTTTCTAAAGATGCCGGGAAGACCGGAGACGGGTTTAACCCGCAATGCGGCATCATAGACGAATACCATGCTCATAAAACCTCAGAAATTTATGACGTCCTGGCTTCTGGTATGGCCGCCCGCGCCCAGCCATTAATGTTAATTATTACGACGGCCGGCTTTGAATTAAATAATCCTGCTTATCGTGTGGAATATGACTACGTGTCTCGTATACTGGACCCGAATAAGGTCGAACAGAACGAGCAATATTTTGTAATGGTCAATGAGCTTGATAAAGGCGATGACGTCAAAGATGAAAAGAACTGGATTAAAGCGAATCCGATTGTTGCTGCCAATGAGCACGGTTTGAATTATTTACGTGGGGAATTGGAGGTCGCGCTTGCTGTCCCGGAGAAAATGAGAAATTTCATGACAAAAAACATGAACATCTGGGTAAACATGCGAGAAAACGGCTATATGGATATGCAGGCTTGGGCTGACTGCGGTTCTGACAAAACTCCGGATCTGAAAAACAGGGAGTGTTACGTCGGTATCGACTTGTCAAAAACAATCGACTTAACTGCAGCATCTTTTGTTTTTCCTTTGGATGATGGGCGGGTTGCTGTGGAAAGCCACGGCTTTATGCCGGAGGATACTTTTTTTGAGCGAATGAAAACCGACAACGTCCCGTATGACACATGGAAAGATAGGGGATGGCTTACGACAACTGACGGCGCTGTTGTTGATTATGATTACATCAGGGCTTACATCAAAAAGATGGAGCAGGAAAACGGCTGGCGTATCAAAGAAATTGGATATGATCCATACAATGCGACGCAGTTTGCTCAGCAGATGGAGGCGGACGGGTATGTAATGATTGAAATTCGTCAGGGTGTTGCTACTCTATCGGAACCGACTAAAGGCTTCAGAGCTAAGGTGAAATCAAAAAAAGTCATTCATCCGAAAAATTCACTGCTAACTTGGGCGATGGGGAACGCAGTAACCAAAGTAGATGCTCAAGAGAATATCATGCTGGATAAATCCAAATCAACACAACGGATTGATCCTGTAGCCGCATTGATTAATGCTTATGTACGAGCTTCTCAAACTGATAATGAAGTAGACCTGAACTCATATATCAAATCAGCGTCATTCTCTTTCTAAGGGCGGTGTAATCGTGAAAAAAATATTCGCATTCTTGCTGCTTCTGTTAAACGATTTTCTTTTCATCACAGGTGCAGCATTTATAGCGTGCGCCGCATATCGCTTGCATACAAACATCGGTCTTTTGACGACGGGTGTCTTTTTTATATTTTATGCCGTGTTAATTAGCAAAAAAAGGGGGTGATTGATTGTTTTTGGAAGGGCTGTTTTCAAAAAGATCAAATGAATCAGAGACTTGGAATCTTGCGAACCCTCCTGACTGGATCATTGATATGTTCGGCGGCTCAAAGACGGCCAGCGGTGAACGTGTGAGCGAGTCAACCGCCTTAATTCATCCTGATGTCTATTCATGTGTGAATGTATTGTCTGATGACATTGCTAAGCTTTCAGTCCATACATTCAAAAAAAAGCAAGGAAATATTATAAGCAGTATGGATCATCCTGTTGCCCAATTGCTTTATATTAAGCCGAATCAATACATGACGGCTTTTACTTGGAAAAAACTCATGATGACCCATGCCTGTACATGGGGGAATGCCTATTCTTATATAAAAACAGATCGGAATGGTTTTATTACAGCTCTATTGCCATTAAACCCTGCCAATACACAAGCCTATGTGAACCCGAACACGGGTATGCTGTGGTATGAAACTGTCATTAATTCTAAAAGTGTTGAATTGTACGCAGATGAGGTTTTGCATTTCAAGGGTATGACAGAAGACGGAATTAACGGCAAAAGCCCGATAGGTGTCATACGGGAACATATCGGAGCGCAGTCTGCTGCAACCAAATTCAATGCGAAATTATATAAAAATGATGCTACCCCCCGAGGAATATTGAAAGTTCCGACATTAATTGATGAAGATGCAAAAAATCGGGCTAGAGATGAATGGGAAAAAGTCAATGCGGGCCGCAACATCGCAATTATTGATGCTGGCCTTTCTTATGAATCAATATCTATGCCGTTGCAAGAAGCTCAGTTTGTGGAGTCAATGAAATTTAATAAGGCACAAATCGCATCTATTTTTAAAGTTCCATTGCACAAAATCAATGAGTTGGACCGGGCAACTTTCAATAATATTGAACACCAATCAATTGAATACGTAAAAAATACACTGCAACCGTGGCTGGTTTCTTTTGAACAGGAGATTATTACGAAGCTCTTTACTGATGAAGAAGTTAAAGATGGATTCTATATCAAATTCAATGTGAACAGCGAGCTGCGCGGCGATGCGAAATCTAGGGCGGAATATTATGAAATTATGGAACGGATCAGTGCATTAAATATAAATGAAATTCGTGCTTTTGAAGAGAAGAATGCGATAGAGCACGGCGACCGCCATCTAGTCTCTCTCAATTACACATTCCTTGATACGCTTGAGCAATATCAAATGAATAAAGCAAAAGCAGCTAAAGGGGGTGAAAACAAAAATGAACAAGGAAATACGGCACCTGACGACAAAGATTGAGATGAGGGCTGCCGGTGATGAAGGAAAAGAGAAAAGGGATTATATAGAGGGATATGCCTTGAAGTTCGAAAAGTGGTCAGAGCGCTTGGGAGGATGGTTTAAAGAAATCATCAGCCGAAACGCTTTAGATTCTACAGATTTTTCTAATGTTGTGGCGCTTTTTAACCACCGTCAGGATTATCCGTTAGCGAGAAATACGGTTTCTGGTGAAACCGGGAGGCTTGAACTGGAAGTAGACGCTATCGGTCTGAAATTCCGTTTTATCCCCACAGAGACGACGTACGCTAAGGATTTAATGGAGAATATCAGAAGCGTAGTCATCAATCAATGCTCCTTTGTTTTTTCTTTGGATTACAGTCAAGGAGATCCAGACGAATGGCGCCATAATGATGAAGAGGACATTTATGAACGCCGTATCAATAATATCGAACGTATCTTTGACATTTCTCTCGTAACGACGCCCGCTTATAGCGATACGGAGGCAGTGCTTGGTGAACGCAGTTTAGAAAAAGTGGAGCAGTTAAAAGAAATGCGGACTGCCCCAATTGAAAAAATGAAAATGGAACTTGAACTTTTAGACCTCACATTGTAGGTCTATTTTTTATGTTCAAATATAAGGAGGATACCTGAATGACAGTAGCAATGACAAAAAAAGAACGTGAATTAAGACAAAAATTCACACAGAAAAAACAAGAGGCATCCAATCTTTTGAATGAAGGAAAGTCCGAAGAAGCCCGCAGCATGCTTGATGAAGCGAAGGCGCTGCAAAGACAAATCGAACTGATGTCGGAAGAACGCGGCTTGGAACTGCCGGCTTTGGGTGAAGAGCGAAACTTTGTACCGGAACTTGAACGAAAACCTGATGAGGAACCGGAACAGCGCGATATCTTAACAGCTACAAAAGAATACCGGGATGCTTGGTTTAAAGTGTTGACCGGACGCAGTCATGACCTTGGAGAAGAAGAAAGAAGCATGATGCAGCGTGTTCTGAAAGAAAATCGCTCGTTGTCTTCTGGAAGTGATAAAGACGGCGGGTATACTGTTCCGGACGATATTTCAAAAGAGATTTTGAAATCCATCAAGGAATTAAATTCCGTTCGGAATCTGGTTCGCGTTGTACCTAAAACTGCTCCATCAGGGAGTTATACAGTCCGAAAAGGTGTAGCCGGAAAACTCTATAATACAGCCGAGAAAGAACAAATTAAAGAACTAAAAAACATGGAATTTGAACAAATCTGGTACAACGTTAAAAAGTTCGCCGGATTTTTGCCTGTTTCTAGCGAGCTATTAAATGATTCTTTTGTAAACTTTGTTCGTGAAATCGTAGACTGGCTCTCTGAATCCGCTGTAGTGACAGAAAATGATGAAGTCTTTTATGGAAAAGGTGGGGAGACGAATGTTGAAGGCATCATTACCAGCGGCAAATACAAAACGCTTAAAGCGCCATCTGTAATTACGATCAAATTTCTACGCAAGGTTAAAAACCAGATTAAACGCGGATATCGTAAAAATGCAAAGTGGGTTATGAATACTGAAGCGTTTGAAACTCTGGCAAATATTGAAGATAAAAACGGCAGAGGCATCTTAGCTCAAGATCCTAGGGACGAAGACAGCTTCCTTTTGTTCGGACGTCCGGTTGAGGTTTATGACGAAATTGTAACTGACGACAAGACACAAAAGACTCATATTCTTTTCGGTGATTTTGAAAGTGCATATTTCATGTTTGACCGTCAAAAATTCGAAATCAAATCAACTGACGTGGGCGGAGACGCTTTTCTTACGGATCAGACATATTTCCGCGGCATTGAACGATTTGACGGAAAAGTGGTAGATCCGGAAGCAGCCGTCATTGTCACTGATCTTGTCGTCGGGGAAGACGCAAAGGTAGAAACGCCTGAACAGTCTGCTGATCTTGGAAAGTAAAAATAAAAATTGAAAGGATTGATCGACATGGCGAAATTAGACAATATTCTGAACGAAAGTAACGGTGTATTAACTTCTGCGAGGGACAACGGTAAAGGAGTACCGATCACTGACATTTCGGTTGCTGATAACAGCGAAGAAAATCCTCTCTACGTAAAAGGCCTAAAGGGTGATCCGGGTGAACCAGGACCCCAAGGTGAACCAGGACCTCCAGGACCCCAAGGCGAACCGGCAGTCATTGAAGAGGGTAGCATTGCACATGAAATGCTGGCCGAAAAATCAGTTCGCAGCAAAAACGTTGGGACTGGCAGCATCATGTTGGAGCATCTGAACAGTGAAGTAAAAGCTTTACTTGATGGTATGCAAAAACAAATTGATGAGCTGAAACCGACCACTCCAGCAGAATGAAAGGCTGATGAAGTCAGATGACAGAAGCAGAAAAAATAGAATTAGAGAAAGTGAAAAAATTCCTCCGGGTCGATGGCGATCAGGAGGATGATTTAATTCTAGACTTTATCGCATCAGCAAAGGAACATATAACAGGTGCTACTGGCCTTACATTTCCGAATAACTCAGCACGAGCAGCTATGTGTGTAAAAGCTTTTGTGACGCATTGGTATGAGAACCGGGAGATTGCCGGCACGACATCCAATCTTGATGGGGTGCTGACTATGATGATCAATCAGTTGAAATACACGGTTCCAGAGGTGAAGGCCAATGCTAAATGATATGCGGTATCGCATTCAATTTCAAAAAAAGAAGCCCGGTGGCCGTCTGCCTGTGGAGGGAAATGATAGCTGGGAAACAGTTATTGAATGCTGGGCAAAGGCGGAGGGCTTAAAGGGCCGGGAATATTATGCTGCGGCTGCGATCCAAAAAGAAAAGACAGTGGAATTTACAATACGTCATCGTGAAGACATAGACGAGCATATGCGAATCATCTTTCGTGAAAAGGCTTATGAAATAGAGTCGATCTTGCCTAACTATTCGCGTCGGCACTTCATTACAATTAAAGCAAATGTGGTGAGCTGATGAACTTTGAATTGGAATTGAAAGGGTTTAGAGAGCTTGAATCTACTTTTGCTGATCTGGCCCGTAAGGATGAAAAGATTCATAAAGCAGTAGTGAAAGCCGGAGGGGCTGTTTTGGCTGCGGAAATTAACGAGGAAGCTCCACGCTCTTCCATTGGCGGAAGTCATCCGCACATTGACGATGATATTATAGTCGGCAGCCGTATCAGGCGGGACGAAGACGGAGAGATATACGCAGTTGTAGGCCCTACAAAAGATACAAAATTCCGTGTTCACTTGCCGGAATTCGGCACGCTCCATCAAGCTGCCAATCCATTTATTCACCGGAGTATGCTAAAGGCGAATGGCAAGATGCTTGATGCAATGGAAAAAGTCATAAAGGCGGGATACAAGCTGTGAATCTTATCGAACGGGCTGCACAATTGAAAAACAGTTTATTTGAAGCGCTGGAAGCTCATCCGGCGCTTTTATCATTGGTTGACCCCGGCAATATCTATGAATTGGCAGTGCCGGAAGGAATAAAAAGCCAGCCACCTTATATTGTCGTACAAGAATTAGATTATCGAACAACCAAATGGGCAGACGGTAAGCCCATCCAGGACAGCACGCTATATCAGATTGATGTGTACCACAATCAGTCTTGTGAATCCGTAATGGCTGCTGTCGTTGATGTAATGGGAACTTTTGATTTCCAGGCTTATGGTCCTTTTAATGAATTTTTACAATCTGAGCGCCTCATCCGGAAAGGATATCGGTTTGAGGCCAATATTTTACTATAATTGGAGGTTTTATTATGCCTGAATACAGTTCTATGGTGGGATTGGAAGGCGTCAAGTATTCACCGTTAGTAAAAGAAAAAGGCTTGTGGATCGCCAGCAAGATCATTGATTATCCACATGTTATCAACGCAAAGATGGCAACCGATTCATCTACAGAAAAACAGTATGCAGATAACAAAGTAGCTGATTTAGCTGTCTCGACTGGCTCAACGAAACTCGACTTAGAAATGCGAGACGTACCGCCGGAACACCTTGTCAATTTATTTGGGATAGAGGAAACCAAAGACGGTCTATATCTTTTCAAGAAAAACGTTACTCCGCCTTGGATCGCGATTACCTTCTTTGGTGTCAAAGCAAACGGAAAAAAACGTCATGTAGGCTTAGTTCAAGGCCGATTCACTTTGCCTGATGATGACTGGAGCACAAAAAAAGAAAAAATAGACTTCCAGACCTCTAAATTGTCCGCGGAGTTTCTTGAAAGAGAGCAGGATGATGTGTATAAAATCATCGCAGATGAAGACGCGCCTAATTTCGACTTAGACAAGTTTTATGAAAAGGTATACGGCAACGCCTACACTTCATCTAACGATGAACCCAAGGCAAGTAAAAGCACTGATCTTGGCGCTTAAAAAGGGAAGCAGAGTGCTTCCTTTTTTATTTCTATAACAATTAAAAGGAGGAGTCGACATGGCTCAAAAACATATCTCAATCAAACTATGGTTCGAAGATGAAAAGAAATTGAAAACATTTATTGCACCTCGGACAAATACGAAAACACTTATTGAAGCATTACGGTTGAACGCAGAAGCCGAAAAAACAGCAGAAAATTTGGAGGAAAGCATCAAGATTCTTGAAAAACAGCTGCAATTTATCGTAGGGGTATTCCGGAACCAATTTACTTACGATCAATTATTTGAGGGGCTGGAATCTTTTGAAGTGGCTAAGGAAGTAAGCCGCATTCTCTCGGAAATTGCCGGCTATAAAGAAATTGAGGCTGCTGATCAGGATTTTTTGCCGGAACAGACGGAGAAGAATACACCTACGAGCGCGGAATAGAGCAGATAAATGAAATTTACGCTACTCTCCTACAACAAGGGTGGAGTATGAGCGCGATTGACGAGATGGACATATATCACTATTTAGAGATATTGACCGAAAGCAATAAACCAGAAGAAGTGAAATTTGAAGATGTTTTCTTTTAGACGGGCTTATAGCCTGTCTTTTTTGTTGAATTTTTGCCAGGAAAGCGGGGTGGATACATATGGCTCAACCAATAGGAAATATGGTCGTTAAGGTCGGTCTTGATGATACAGGATTTAACCGGGGCATTGAAGGCTTAAAAAGGCAGATGCGCCTGGCAAATTCAGAAATGAAGGCAGCCGGAAGCATTTATAAAAATGCTGGCGATCAATCAAAGCTCCTGCAATCGCAGATGGAGGGCTTGAGTAATAAGTATAAGATTCAAGGCCGGTTGGTCCAGGAGCACCGTCAGCGGTATGAAGAACTGGTCAGACAAAAAGGAAAAGACAACCGAGAGACACAGATTCAGGCGCGGCGTTTGAATGATGCTATTGCGGTTCATGAGAATCTCGGCAAAGAGCTGAATAAAGTCAGCAAAGAGTTTCAGACCATGTCAGACAGCAGCAGTCGGGCTGCAGGAATTTTTTCTGTTTTTAAAAAGGATTCAAAGGATGTATCAGAAGAGCTAAACGCTGTTTATAAATCTGCAACAGCCACAGGAAAGGCATTAGCGGGAATTGGTGCCGCTGGAGCGCTTGGGATCGGTGCAACCGTTAAGGCCGCAGCGAGCTTCGAGAAAGATATGAGCCGTGTCGCCGCCTTGGCGAACGCAACAAACGATCAATTGGCATCATTAACAGAAACAGCCCGTCATCTTGGCGCCGTCACACAGTATACGGATGGGCAAGTAGCCGAAGGCATGCAGTATTTAGCGATGGCCGGCTATAAGACGAACCAAATTATCGGCGCTATGCCCGGCTTGCTTGCGACGGCAGCCGCCGGACAAACTGACCTCGGCGTAACGGCTGATATCGTTTCTGACATCTTAACCGAATTTCATATTAAGGCAGAGGACACAAACCGTGTTGCCGATGCAATGACGTATACGTTCACGAACTCCAATGCCACTTTGCAGGAGATTGGTCAAACGATGAAATATGCGGCTCCGGCTGCTAAAACAGCAGGTCTCAGTATGGAAGAGTTGGCCGCGGCAACCGGTATTCTGGCAAACAGCGGAATAAAGGCAGACATGGCAGGTACAGCACTTCGCTCGACGCTTACCCGTTTAGCGGCTCCGCCTAAACCTGCGGCTTCGGCTATTGAAGAATTGGGTTTAAAAGTGACAGACTCTACCGGAAAGATGCGCCCGCTGGCCGACATCATGGGACAGATCACAGAAAAAACAAAAAATTATACCGAAACAGAACAGATCCGGATCGCTAAACAGCTGGCCGGACAACATGCTATATCTGGATTTATCACGCTCATGCATGCAGGTAAAGATAAGCTGGAAGAATTCACAAAGGAAATAGAAAACAGCGGCGGTATTGCTGAAAAAGTGGCTGACACGCAGATGGACAACCTGGCCGGATCTGTAGAATATCTGAAATCTGCAACAAACAACGCCGTCATCACCATGGGAAACCAGTTTATACCGATCATCAGAGCTGCTACTGACGGCCTGACTTCATTAGTGACATGGTTCGACGCCTTACCGAACTCCGTCGCAAGCACAATTGCTATTACGGCCGGAGCTGTAACAGTATTTTCTCTTTTTGGCGGGGCTGCCTTGCTGTTAATCGGGGCATTACCGAGGATCGCAGCAGGATGGAACATGCTCCGCACGGCGGGGGGATATTTAACCGGTAACGTCAATCGGGCATCGGCAAGTCTCGGCGTTTATACGACTGAAGCCGTTGCGGCAGGCGCTGCATCCCGAACAGCGGCAGCTGGCATTGCGACAACTTCCACTGCGGCAACGGTAGCAGCCACCCGAATGGAAAGGCTCAACCAAACAAACGCCGTGGCAGCAACACGAGTGGGCCGACTGGAGCAATCGACAAATAGAAGCTCAAAAGCGATGCGCGGACTTGGCGGCGCTTCCCGTGTGGCCGGTACTGGTCTAACTCTTTTCGGCGGTCCAATCGGAACAATTGCCGGACTCGTTCTTACTTTTGCTCCTGAGCTGTTAAAGTTCGGTGCCGGAATTATCAAAACCGGATTAAATGCCGTAAAAGGGGCGGGCGGATTTATGCAGCTCGCTAAAAGCGGTTTCGGCCTGTTTAACATATTTAAAAAAGGCACTGCTGTTGTCGGTCTTTTACGTGGCGGACTTGGATTGTTAGGCGGACCAGTCGGCGCGCTTATTACGGGGGTAACTCTTTTAGGTGATGCCGGGTTTAAGTATTACGACAATTTAAAGAAACGAGTGCTCCCGGCAACAATTGAATTTGGAGACGGTGTATCAAAATCCACAGCAAAAGCCGTCAACGCCTATGAAGATATGAACATTGAGGTTACCGCCAAGCTGAACACACTCCGCGCGACCAATGCTACCATCACGAACGATATCGCAGATGACATGTCAAAGCGCTTTAAAGACATGGGAGATTCTTTGAAAAATGGATACAAAACCAGCGCGACCAATGCAACTAAAGTGCTAAAAGAATTTTATGCTTCTAATAAAGGGATGTCTGATAAAGAAGAAAATAAAATCATTGGCAAAATTGATGCTTATAACGAGAAAAAACAAAAGAAGATCCAAAAGTATGTTGATCGAGTAGATGAAATTTATAGGACCGCCGCCCGTGAAAATCGAAAAACCACGGAAAAAGAGAATAAAGAAATTGCTGAAATTCAAGGCAAAATGCTTGCTGAAATGGAGACTGCACTCTCACGCAGCAAGAACGAGCAAACCAAAATCTCCAAAAAATTAAAAGAAGAAACGTCTAATCTTTCTGCTAAACAAGCGGCGGCTGTAGTAAAAGACAGTAACAAGGCAAAAGATAAAACAATAAAAGCAGCTGAGAAGCAACGTGATGCCGTTATTGATGCCGCTGATGAACAGTATTATGTGAAACGTTCAATTTCTAAGAAAGAACACGATAAAACCGTTAAAAACGCAAAGAGCCAGGCGAAAAAGACAATTAATGAAGCAGAGGAAACTCATAAAGGTGTTGTAAGAGAAGCGAAAAAGCAAGCTGAAGGCCATATTAGTCAAGTTGATTGGGAAACAGGAGAAGTGCTCGGGAAATGGGATCTATTCAAAGTTGACTTGGCAACCAAAGTAAATGCTATTACTGATGGGATAAATGCATTTTTAAAATTTGTTCACGCGCCTACAATTCCAGAGTGGAAACCAGCAGGATACGACAGTCGCCAGTCTTCCACAATGCAAATTGCACCGGGATTAGCCTATGCCAAAGGAACAGACTTCCATCCCGGCGGCCGGGCATTAGTCGGGGAAGAAGGGTGGGAGCTTGCTCACACGCCCGGTATCGGCACTTACATTGTCGGAATGGGCGGCCCGCAAGTGTGGGATCTTCCGCGTGGTACGTCTGTTCTTCCGCACGCTCAGTCGAAAGAAGCAGCTTCCACAGGGCTGCCCGGTTATGCAAATGGGGTCGGAAACTTCTTCAAAAATGCGTTTGAGGGATCAAAAAATCTGGTGAAAGGCGCTGTCTCTGTCGGGAAGAATGTCATTGGCAAAACGAAGGATGTCGCTTCTAACGCTATGGAAATGATTATGAAAGGGCCGAAAAAGATAATCAGCAGCATTTTCAAAGGTATGATCCCGTTTAAAACAGGAACCGGCATAGATGGATTAGGGACTGGTATTCTCAAAACGCTAAAAAGCGGTGCCCTTCAATTCTTAAAAGGGGTCTTGCCGGATGTGGGATTTTTTACGGCCGATGCCTATAAAGGCGCAACCGGGTCTGCCCAGGTCCAAAAATGGGTATCAGAAGCGGTCGGCATCGCTGGTGTCCCGTTTTCATGGGTTCCCGGCTTAATCACGATTGCCATGAAAGAGTCAGGAGGAAATCCGAATGCCATTAACCTTACAGATTCCAATGCAAGAGCAGGAAATCCGTCAAGGGGGTTAATGCAGACCATTCCGAGTACGTTTTCCTCTAACGCATTTCCGGGTCATAACAACATACTTAATCCGGTGGACAACATTCTGGCGGCCATTAATTACATCAAAGGGCGATATGGTGATATATCCAATCATCCCGGCTTGAAATCAATGGCGCGCGGCGGCCCGTACGTAGGGTATGCAAAGGGCGGTACTTCTCCGGGGCGCGGCGGCTCCAAGCTCGCCGTCCTCAACGAACGAGGGTACGATGAAACCACCATTACGAAAGATCCGGCATACCGCGAAAGGAACATCGGGTTGTGGGCGCGTGTTGGGCGTGAGCTTGGCGTCCTGCCTTCTCTGCAGGAAGGGATGATCTCGAAGGCTTTACTATTGCTTCAAAAAGCATCCGCGGCACAGCATGAAAATGATAAAAGCGTCAATATTGATATGACTCGGGTCGTGGAAAATCAAGAAAGGCAAATCAGTATGATGGGGCAGCAGATCGACGCTCTCCAGCAGAACATTCAGCTACTGCAACAACTGGTCTTAAAAGATAACAATACCTATATTGACGGTGCCCGAGTAGACCAAACGAGTGCTGACCGATATAGAAGAAAACAATATAGAAACGGGGGTAAGCCGGCTTGGTAAAACTATATTTGGATTTTGATAACGGATTGGGGGAGCAGAGCCTTGACAGCTTGCTCCCTCAATTTGAAGTGTTGAGTTTTTTGGCGGAGGCGCCGGCTATCAATCGGGAAACAATCACGATCCCGCGGCGTCATGGTGTTATCTCAGCACAGCATCCACGTGATGTGACCTATTCATCAAGGAAGGTCACTGTAGAAATATATTTGAATTCGAAAATTCACAATAATTTTTATATGCTTAGGCATCAGCTCTATGCTTTATTGGTGAAGCCATTTGCCTATTATATTTCTACTGACTTATGGCCGAATCGCCGTTTCCTTGTCACGTGTGATGGGAATTTCAGCATTCCCAAAGAAAAGGAGAAAACACATGCTGTTTTTTCAGTCGAGTTTACCAATATTACCGGGATGGCAGAATCTAAACATTCAACCAAAACAGCACAGACTCAGTCAGGAGAGAACTGGAACATCGGTATGAACCTGCAATCAGATGACAACCTGGCCTATTATTTTAAGAATCAGAAACGTTTCTCGGTCTTTAATTCTGGAGACGTCCAAATCAATCCTCTTGATCATGCATATAACGTCCTATTGAACGCCAAGGGGAAGAATGTAACACTAATCAATCATACCAATGGCGAGAAATTAACGATTGAACAGGAGTTGAAGAAGTCACAGCAGGTATCATTTTTAAAGCAGTACGCGCTGCTCAATAATAAACCAATAAAAACGTCTGGACGTCTGCCGAATCTCGAAATTGGCTGGAATGAGTTTGAAGTTCAGAATACTGATGATTTTGTCATAGAATTTGACACCCGGCTCTATTACTTGTAAGGCAGGCGGTTTATATGGCGAATACAGATTTTATTAAAGAGATTGCCGGCGATGCCCAGCAAATATATAAAAAGCACCGTATTCTCGCATCATTGATCATTGCGCAAGGATGCTTAGAAAGCGCGTGGGGCACAAGTGAATTGGCGACAAAAGGACATAACCTTTTCGGTATGAAGGGCGAATACAACGGTCAGTATGTCATTATGCAAACATGGGAAGTTATCAACGGAGAAAACGTACAAGTTCCGGCTAAATTCAGGAAGTACCCTTCATGGAAAGAATTTATACAAGACTTGGCGAACCTGTACTTGAATGGCCTTAGTTGGGACAAAAACCATTATAAAGCTGTCGTCGGGGAAACAGATTATCAGAAAGCAACTGCGGCTCTCGTCAAAGCCGGGTATGCTACCGACCCAAATTACGCAACAAAATTGAACAGCCTCATTTTCACCTATAAATTAACGAAATATGATACATCAGAAGGAGTACCAGACGAACCGAGTAATCCAGGCACACCAGATTCTGAGCCGGATATACCAAGTAAAGAATATGATGGTAAAGACATTACGCTGAATCAAAACTTGCCAAAAGACGTTTACTTCCCTCAGTTGCATGTTTCCAGCCAAGACGGAAATCAAGTGGTCGAAGTCATTGGTGCCGATCCGGATCTATTAGATGACACCACCGGAAAAAAAGATATTGAGTTTACGATCACTCGGACTGCTGATAATGGCATTGAATATGATTTGCTCATAAATGACAATATCCTTTATTTGGACGAAAAAAAATTCAACCATCAAAAATACTTTATTACGATGGTTGAGGTCGATCAGGAAAAAACACTCAGCAAGAAAGTTTCTGCAAGCCATGTTTTCGTTGCCGTTTTGAACAACCATTATGTAGAAGAGACGATCAGCGGCACACTGACTGTACGAAAAATGCTTGATTTCACATTGAAGGGGACGAAATTCTCTTATATTTTCAAAGACAAGGAAAGTGAATTTGAAAGTGTAGAGCAGGAGAATTTTGGTGACAAGTTTGCGAACGAGCTGATAAGCGAAATTGTGGAAGACTACGGTGTAGAACTGGATGTAGATAATTACAAGATTTACATCTATAAAAAGATGGGAAAGCGTATCAATCACACTCTCGACTCTCGTTATAATATGCCCGGTATTAAAATTAAAACATCGACAGAAGGCTGCTCTACCCGGGCGCGGGGATTCGGTGCGATTAAGGAAAACAGCAGCACCGACAGCAAAAAAACGGAGTACGTCTTTGATCCAGTCCTTTACAAGCACCCTGACGAAAATAAGTTCCTGCTTGATGGCATGCCGCGGTGGGCTGAGCCACTACGCAACGAGCGTTATAAAAAAGAGTCCAGCATGATGACGGCGCTTAAAAAATACGTGAATCCTTACCCGAAGATGGAAATCGAAGTGGATTATGAATACATCTATGAGCCGAAGCTTCTTGAAATACAAGATGATTTTTGGAAGGGAGACACACTTCATGTGCTGGCTGATACAGCATACGGTGTGACTTATGAAGATGATGTCAGGCTGCTTTCCATTCAATACAAGCCGTTAAATCCATATGCAAAGCCAACATTGAACTTTGCTAACTTCCGTAAAGATATCCAGGATATCCGCATGGAGCAAGAAAAACGATTGAAAGATCAAAAACGTTATGTTCAGAAATTAAGAATGATGATTTAAAGCACCTCTATTGGGGTGCTTTTCGTTTTAGTTGAAAGGAGTGTTCTAAATTGGTCAGGCTTACCAAAGACTATGATACCACCCGAAATGCCCGGTATACATCTCAAATAAGGGATGACATGGAAACTATAGAAAATGGAATAAATAAAATTGATGATGATCTTAAAAGGCACCGAGCAGGAATTGCCGTTCATGATTCTTCACAGATTACACATGATGGGTACACCGTCGAAAACCGTTTGAAAAATCTGTTTGCGCGATTTACTAACCTTGTACTGAATCATGACGGTAAAGACGTGAAAGAAGTCGTGGATTCCCGCGTAACGACGGATGGGGAAATTGCCGCAACATTGAAAGACAGGCTCGATAGGGAATTCAGCAAGCTTGACAGGAAAATCAAACGCGTTGTAAACGTTGATGACTTCGGGGCTGACCCGACGGGAAAAACGGACAGCACGGAGGCATTTAAGAAGGCATTCGGAACCGGTAAGGTGCAGGTGGTTATGTCAGCTGGCATTTACGTCGTGAAAGGTTTGAAAATCCCTTCCTGGGTTCGTCTCGTCGGTCAGGGAATCGGCGTTACATTCTTAATTTTGAATGATGAGACACCAGCCTCAGAATGGGTCATTACGAATGCGGACTACGAAAAAGGGAATCGAAACATTCACATTGAAGGATTCTCAACAGACTGGAATCAAGAACGGCAGGGTGGTTTAAGGGCGACAGGCGGGCAGCATTCCACATGCGTTGCCTTTGCGAATTCAAAATTCATCTGGATTAAAAGTATAGAAAACATTAACCCCGCACTTCACGGCATTGATATAACAGCGCCAACGTATGACCATCTGCCAGATACCGAGTATACAAAAGACGGCTGCAGATATGTATGGATTGACGGCTGCGTTAACTCAGGGTATGGGGATGACGGGATAACAACCCATTACAGTGAATATATTTTCATATCAAACTGCCATTGCACAAATCCAACAGGCATCGCACATGCTGCGGGGAAGGCTAACTCTAACGGCATTGAGATTGATGACGGTTCTAAGCATGTATGGCTGCTCAACAACTATACAGAAGGAAACATCCGCGGCGTTGAAGTTAAGGCGCATACCGAATGGCCGGCTTCCCAAAATGTTCATATCCTCGGCCACGTTTCATATCGGGACGTGCGGGCTTATGATTTGCGGCATATCGGCCACCATAAAGCAGATGATCCTGAGAGTACTACAGCTTATGATGTGACGTTAACGGACTGTACCGCAATAGAACCGGTTTTTAATGATCTGTATGAGGGAATTACCCCGCGTGCTCTTGTTGTATCCGCATATAAGAACGTGCAGATTGTCAATTTTACCGCAATCGGAAATCCCAATTACGATTATAAAAACAGTCCGGTGATAGCCTTTCAGTATCGCTGCAGAAATATCACCGTAAACGGAATTAAAATGAGAGGGTTCAGAAAGGCTTCTCATGATATTCGAGTGTACGGAGGCCCACAAAAAGCTGATTACGTGAAGATCTCAAATTTTGATATTTACAACTCGGCTCCTGCAGCTTTCGGTTTAGGTGGCGGGGTTTATCATTCAAGCATTATGAATGGAACGATTATAGGTAAAAACGGAACCGTCGGAATTGGTTCGCCGAATAATCAAACAACCATTGTAGGTGTAGAAGCAGCCGGGTATAAGATATCTGCTCAATTGGCCGGGAGAGAGTACAGCACTATCCCGACAAGAGTAAAAGGCGGCTTTATGGGCGGTAACACTTCCGGATCTGCACTGCATGAAGCGAGTGCCATTTTAGGCAGTACAGGTGACAACATCGCAAAAGGCCCGGCCAATGTTCTGTTGGGTGTCCGGGGCGGCTCAACAACTGAGGGGTCGCGTCAAGCGCTAATAGCCGTCAATAACTGCCACACAAAAGGTGACGGCAACTCAAGGGCTATTCTTGCAGCTCAGGGGGTTATCAACGATAACGGATACAGTGTTAGGGGCGGTTATGGGACTGGAAGTGCCTCAACAAAAAATACGAGATGGGAACTCGATTCGACTGGCGGCCATATTCGCGGCACAGGACGAGTGGAGAGCGTCTCAGATTTCAAAGACTTCGCGGAATATTTTGAGTCTGCTGACGGCAAGAAAATTGATTCTAGTTATCTCGTTGCGCTAGAAGGCGAAAAGATTCGAAAAGCGGAAAAAGGGGACAAGATTCTCGGAGTTGTTTCGGAAACTGCGGGCGTGGTGCTCGGCGGTGCTGCGTTCTATTGGAACGAGCAGTACGAAAGAAATGAATTCGGCGGGTTGGTCTACGAGACAGTTTTCCGTGGCGGCGAAGAAATCCGTCTCCCTAAACTTAATCCGGACTACGACCCTTCTCTCGAATATGTGCCGCGTGATTCTCGGGACGAATGGCATGTCATCGGTCTGATCGGTCAAGTCTTTGTTAGGATTGACGAAACAGTGGCTGTAGGGGATAGCGTATCAGCAATTAGCGGAATCGCGACTAAAGCAGAAAGCGGTGGTTATGGAACCGTTATGAGAATCAAGTCTCCGTATGATGCGGAAAAAGGGTACGGTGTAGCTCAAATGATTGTTACGCCGCAGCACTAAGGAGGAAAAGGAATGTACAAAACGGGGGGCGTCGCATTTGACATCAATGCGAACCGGACAAACGGGCGAACCACGAACATCCAATTCATGACGCAGGACACGGGCAGCGCGAAGCTGTCTTTTTCTTTTACAAAGGATGGCACGTCGTTGCCTCTGTCTGCCGTAGACGCGAAAATCGTTCTATTGTATGAAGATGGGTCATTTTACAAAAAGAGCATTGCCATCACCGACAAGGTGAACGGGCATGCGGAATATATGCTTTCAGATGAAGAGCTTAAACATTATGGAACGGTAAAGGCTGAAATCAAACTTTACTATGCAAATGGGCAGGCGCTAGCGACTTCATTTTTTACTTTCTCTATCGCCAAAACGTTGGAAGATCAGAACATCATTCCAACAGCTGACTATTACATTGACGATTTTGAAACGCTGAAAGACGGGATAAACCATACCGTCGAAGAGATCAGCCGGACCGTCGAGGAATTACAGAAGAAATTTGCCGATCTGGAAGCCATTGAAACGAAAAAGGGAGCGCAGGAGAAAGCGGATGCGGCAGAGGAAAACGCCAAGGCTTACACAACTAAACATGTGAACGATCAAGAAAAGCATGTTTCTGTAGCTGAACGGGAGGCTTGGAATGCCAAGGAAACTCCCTCCGGCGCGCAAAAGAAAGTAGACGCCCATGCGAACGATCAAGAAAAGCATGTTTCTGCAGCAGATCGGAAGGCTTGGGACAGTAAAGAAACAGAAAGCGGGGCGCAAGAGAAGGTAAACACTCACGCCAATAATACGGACATTCATGTTACCAAACCTTTCAAAGATACATTGGAAGAATTATCAAAGTTATTCACAGCGGGTTTTAAAGATGAACTGGAAGAATTATTACGTCAGTTCACGGCCCATAATTACAACCAAGAACGACATATTTCTAAAGCTGAACGGAAGACATGGAACGGATCTGCCACCTATGCCAACATCATGCTGAAGAACGGAGCCAGCGCAGGGACGCGGACACCGATGTATGCAAAGTGGGGGGCATTTTTAATCTTACGGGGGCATGTGAAAACAGACGCCGAAATCATATTCGGCTCCATCCCCGCGGCATATGCGCCCGCTGGCGGTTCCGTTATAACAGTGCCGTTAAGTGGTACAGGCGGCACAGCCAATTTGATCATTTATGATGATGGGGATTTGAAAATAAAATACCCGGACCCGGCGGACTCGAGTAAGATGGGCGGAGGCTATTACCTTGATGTGATTGTGGGCTTTCAGGAAGGAGGAACAGCATGATTCAGGTTTATGAGTACGATGAAAATTTCATTTTGACCAAACCCGTTCCGATTGAGCCTGACGAAGAAGGTAACTATACAATCCCTGAGAATTGTACAACCGTCCAGCCTCCGTCTTTCATAAAGCCGATGTATCATCCAGCTGAGAAGATATGGACGGAGGCGGCCACCCAGGAAGAGAAAGAAGCCCTGGAAAAGCAAATTGAAGGCGGACGGGTACCTTCTCCCGTCGATGAATTGAAAGCTCAGAACGCAGCTATCACAACGCAGCTTGCGGAAGCGCAGAGCCTGGCCGAGTCACAAGCGCAAATGATAGCCAATCTTTATCTAATGCTGGCGGAGGGAGGGAAAGGGGTATGATGGATTGGTTTACAAGCGTAAAAACCATCTACGGGTGGGGGCCGCAGTATTACAGTAATGCAGACGTGGCCCGTTTTGTTGAATGGGGAAGAATTACAGAAGATCAATATAAACAAATAACCGGCTTAACCTATCCGATGACAAAACAGCCTGTCAGTGTGGATTTAGGCGGCGCCGCAAACTGATCAACACCCCAGAGGTGTTTTTATTTTGCCTCGAAGGAGGTGATAACAATTGGAGGGAATACATGTGTGGATGAATTTTGAAAGCTTACAGATCGCAAGAACATATCTTTTCGGGGAGGTGAAATACCTTGATTTACTGCTAGTTTTCAGCATTATTGACGTCCTGACAGGCGTAATTAAGGCATGGAAATTTAAGAATCTACGAAGCCGTAGTGCTTGGTTTGGTTACGTCCGGAAAATGCTCAGCTTCCTTGTGATCATTGTGGCCAACATTATTGATACGATAACAAATTTGAACGGTGTTCTGACCTTTGGAACCGTTCTTTTTTATATCGCAAATGAAGGCCTGTCCATCACAGAGAATTTGGCGCAGATCGGCGTTAAAATTCCGGCCGTCATCACTGACCGGCTTCACGTAATTGAAAGCGACAACGATCAAAAAACAGAAAAAGACGATCAGGCCGCAGGTTAATCCGGCGGCTTTTTTATATTTCAAAACAGAATAGGAGACGATGAAACATGGTGAAAATCACAAAAGACTTTATTCCAGTAGGACACAATAACAGACCGGGATACGCAATGGACCCGACATACATCACCGTTCACAACACTGCGAACACGGCAAAAGGGGCAAACGCAGCCATGCACGCCCGTTATGTGAAGAATCCGGAAACGGCCACAAGTTGGCATTTTACAGTAGACGACAAAGAGATTTATCAGCATCTGCCATTGAATGAAAACGGATGGCACGCGGGAGACGGAAACCACGGAACTGGCAACCGAAAATCTATCGGCATTGAAATTTGCGAGAATAGCAATGGGGATTTTGAGAAAGCCGTGGCGAATGCTCAATGGCTGATCAAAAAGCTCATGAAGGAGCAGGGCATTTCCCTTGCAAACGTGGTCCCTCACCAACATTGGTCCGGCAAGTATTGTCCACGCAAGCTCCTTGATAGATGGGACTCCTTTAAAGCCGGGATCAGCGGCGCCCCGTCTAAAACGGAAAATTCTCCTGTTGATAAAACAAAAGAATCTTATATTAAAAATACAGTTGTTGCTGACAGCCTTAATGTGAGAACTCAACGCAATGCCAACTCGTCTATTGTGCTTGCTCTTCCTAAAGGTTCGACTGTCCAATATAAAAAAGGATCGACTCAAAATGGTTGGGGTTACATTAAATATACCAATTCTAAAGGAGCCACATACAGCGGTTACGTTAATGTAAGATATATCAAGAGCGATTCAGAGTTAGGGAAAACCCCTTCAAAATCTGCTCCTGCTAAACCTTCAAACAAGACAAGCGGGGGTATTAAGTCTGTAGGCAAAATTAAAATTGTTGGTGTTAAAAGTGCAGCCATTATTATGGACAAACCAGACCGTAAAAACGCCAAGAATGTGGATACAATTGGTCTCGGCAAGACAATTAACATCTCAGGTTCTGTTAAAGGTTCAAACAACTCTAAAGGTTATTGGGAAGTCATCCACGGCGGCAAACGGCGGTATGTGTCTGGACAATATGGAAAAATGGTTTAAGTAAGCTGTCCCTTGCTACGGCATTTACGGCTGAAGACAAAAGCAAAGCCGAAGCGCTTTAAATATAATTGAACCCCCTTCTATTTGGAAGGGGGAGTTTTATTTCTCACCACGTTAGATTAATATCAAAATCTTGAACGTTTGTAGTAACATCTTTGTCCGGCCAAAAATCCCACTTAACTCTGATTGATTTGATATCATTGGGATCATTTAATTTCTTTATTGGATAAAGGACATATCCTTCTTTTTTTGCCCCTGACATAATTTCTCCGCCTATATCTTCACTGAGCGACAAACTGGCATCTATTTGTTCCTTTGTATTGGTAAGTAGTGTGCCTTGGTTTGGAAAAGTTGAAATATCCTTTTTGCTTCCATTGTCAATAACAAAGTGTACAGCTATAGCCCCTTCAGCACCAGATTCCATTTCGTTTTTAACAATCCCAACACGATCAATTTTAAATGTGGTGTCATTTTTCTTTTCTGACCAATTTAACTCATGAACCACGGTAGAGTCATCTTCAACCACGGTAGAGTCATCTTCTTCGCTATCTTCTTGAGCATCAGAATCCATTGGCTCGATATTTGCTGATGAAATGGGTTGTTTTTCCCTTTCACCTAGCTCTTCAACTGGTTTAGACATAAAAGAAAAACCGATGATCGCGAGTATCAAAGTTGAAGGAACTAGCCAATAAGCTTTTTTTCTTGTTTTGCGAAAAACTAAAAATATCAATCCAACTATAAAGCCGACCGTTGAAAAGATTGTAAGAAAACCCATAAATAAAATCATAATAATCCCCCTATTATTCAACACAGATACTTACATTTTAAAGCAAAGGAGGATTGATTTCTATGCTCTGTAAAGACTTTGAAGACGATGGGATAACGAGATTGAAGACAAATGCGAGGCTCGAAGCGCTTATGAAATAATAAAAAATCCCCCTCTTTATGGAGGGGGAAATATCTTACGAAACGACCATGTTAATTATGATGTAAGATACTGCGGAAATGACAAGGAACGTGATAAGAGCTGCAATTCCCAACTGTTTAAATAGTTTGGCCTTATTGACAGCTTCTTTTCCGTTCTTCTTTTCTTTATTAATTCTCAACCATGTTACAAATAAATAACCAACAATGAAAATAGGTAAAGTGTATTTTACATAAAAATCCCACAT